CATTGGGAAGCCACCACCGCCACCGCCAGCCATTGGGGAGCCACCACCGCGAGCCATTGGATTGCTAAAATAAAAGTTTGGACTTGTTGTCGTCGTCTCTCCGCCGAACCGGTTTTTCATTGTCGAGGTTGTGCTGCCACCAGCCTGCATCAAACCCGCATTCGCTCCCGCGTAAGTTGCGTACATCTTCGCCATAGACGGAGCTGTCGTTCCATAAATATCAGCTGTCTCAGCTCCGATTTTCCCTGTCTGCGCTCCGGTTAGACCAATTCCAGCTTCTTTTTCTCGGAGTTTCATTGCTCTAGCGTCAGCTAAATAATTAAGAAATCCTTCACTAAAGCCGCCACTACCGCCTTTATACTTGAGGCTGTTGAAATTTGGTTGGGGTGATGTAGTGCCTGCTAATAGAGCCATGCTCAATGTTCCCATAATCCGTCGCTAAAGTCAACTGTTTTTTACGGGATTTAATGGGGTGTATCAGAATTTAAATAGTTGACACGAGTTAAAAATCAATTTATTTTCTCGACATGCCGACATTTGTTATTACTCCCGTGGGGGATACATACTCTATGGTATCGGATAGTTATCACGATAGTCTTGTTGAAAAAAATTTTGCGTCGGATGGCGGTGGCGATGACTTCGGGGTTGTTTCTGATTTTCTCCTAAATACTAAATCTTTCTGTGTCTATGAATATAATTTGGATTCTGATCGGGTTTGGTGGGGAACCTATACTGCTGAATGCCATATCAATGATTTAAATAATTTTCATAAAACGTATACCAATTTAAAAGCGACTTATGAAGATTATGATTTAGAAGATAATGAGAGAATAAAAATTCGCGGCGCGGGATCTGGGCAAGTAATACAAAGTGGTATTCAAAATCCATTAAAATATAGATTAGATACTAGCAAAAGCCACCACCCCAAAGCTCCAACGACTTTAACCGGAAAATATTTAGGTGATTTTTATCACCATAAAGGAAACTGGTATGCTGCTTATTCTGACTGTATGTATAGATTCGATTATATTGGAGGTGATTTTGTTAAGTTAAATAATCCTTTTTTAACCAACAGAGAGTATTCTGGTCGAACTAAATCATCAGTAATATCAGCGGGTGGAGAGAAACCCGTTAATCTCGAAAAACATATTGAAATTACGGAATTATTTTATAATAGTAGCGAGAGTGATGGCGACATCATATCTGATTGTGGAAGTTTCAATTATTGCGAGTCAGTACCGCCTTCGTTAGGTCCGTTAGTATTCCAAATTACAAGAGAAGAATACGATGATTTTGTAGCTAGAAAAAAAACTGTTAATACAACGATAAATTTATCAGTTGATTCTGCGGAAAGAATTTTCCGTAGAATAGGCTCGTGCGGATATGCTGCTTCCGTAACACGCTCATTACAATGGGAAAAAATTGATAATACAATCCCTGATATTTCAAATTTTTGTAGTTTTGTTTACAGCACTGGGGTTTTCGGACTAAAACAAAATGTGAATTATGAATGGGGACTTATTGATGGCGATGAAACATGCGGATCATTGGGCAATTTTTCGGGAACAGATTCTAATCCATGTGATTTTAGTTTTCAATTATTAGTTTCTTTATCAAAAGTAAATGATTCTTATTATATAGCAGTAAATTGTTTTGGTTTTTTTGATTATATATATGGTGGTTTTCTCATCCGCACAAGTCAAGATCCGGCTCCTTCTGGAACTCGACAGGCAAGTGGATATTCTAGTGCTTCGTATAATGGGAACAGCATAGAACTTATAGCATATGAAGCTGATGGCGATGAAAATTCTATCTCATATTCAGTAAGTTTTTCTGTAGATATAACCACAGTATCTCTGTAAATAATGAACTGTCCATATAGAAATACTTCATATCCTATTTGTGGTTTAGGATTATATGGGGGTATGCCAAGTATCGGAATATGTAAACTATGCGTGAAACAAAATGAAAACAATATCGAACACGCACAGACTGTATTGAATAAAAATAACAAAGATATCCAACCAGTAACTCAAATTAAGACTTTAGCAAAAGCATTAACCAAGTGGAGTTTGTCTAAATTTGAAATGGCAGAACCCCCCTTATTTAATCAAAGAATATCAATTTGTAAATCGTGTCCAGAGTGGGACGAATCCGGATTCGTGAATACTGGCCGCTGCAAGAAGTGCGGCTGTTCCACACAAGCCAAACTACGAATGGCTACAGAAAAGTGCCCTATTGGCAAGTGGTAAACCATCCTTGACCCCCAACCCTTTTTCCTGTAAGCTGCCCCTTAGCAAGCGGTAAAGAATTACTTGACAACTGATAGCCGACAGCCTACCCTCTGACCTGTAATGAAAACTAAGACCAAAAAGCAAGTAGCCTACCTGCTCAGTAAGGTTAGCCCCCTCAGTAATAAGGAGCAGGGCAAACTGAAGGGTGAGCTTCACAGCGGTGAAGTCAAAACCAAACCCAAAAAGTAATGCCCGCCACTACGGTAAATCAGCTGGTTCCGATGCTCAGTCAGTACATCGAACCAGACGGCGAGTTCAAGACAAGCCTTAATCAGGTCTTGTCTCGTATCTACAACATGGGGACTTACCGTGATCTTACTATCCAGTACAGTCTGCCTGTTGTTGACAATTGCGTTACGCTGCCGGACGAAGCCGATTCGGTACTTCACACCATTGTGGATAACCAGCCAGTGCCCGTCCGTTCTTTGTGGCACGACTTCAAATCGGTCGGCATGGGGGTCGGCGCAGCTGACCTTACATGGGGTCTGGTTGACGCTGGTTTTCACCCGTTGAAGCGGTTGATTACTACCGCTACCGATACTTTGCGCATTGTTCCGTCCGACCAGTCACCGACAAAAACCAATTTCAATCCTAATGACGGCGGCGAGATCGTGGTCACAGCGACAGATGGCGATAAGATTTATCAGTCAACCACCGATACCGTATCCGACAACGATGTGCCTCTCACGTTTGCAGAGGACATTAACGCTGTGATTAGTATCCGCTTCGACGGTCTTACGGATGCCTACGACATCCGAACTACTGCGGGCAATTCCGATACCACAATTGCCACAGTCGGACCGGATTCCGGTGTCACTCGCTATCGTAGGTTCAGGTTGAACCGCTCGACCAATGACGAAACTGTCGTTCATGTTCTCTGCAAACGAGCCTTCCAACCTGTGCGCTCCGATAACGACATCGTATATGTCAGCAATGTGGGCGCACTTAAGCACGGTATGTTGGGTCGTTTGATGGAGGATAACGCCGATATCGAGCGTGCCGAATACCACTGGAACAAGTGCATGCAGCTGATGGAAGAGGAAGCCGCTACCTCAAGGGGTGCTGCTATCCCGAGGTTGAATGTCGATCCATATGGTACTGGCAACCTTAATCGTATTTACCAACTGTACTAATGATAGTCATTAAACCTTCCGGTGAAGACCGGAAACAAGCACGCGCTGAAGCCAAAGCGATGGGTGTGCTTAGGGGCTCAATCGCAAGAGGTCGGGGCAACGAGATCGGAATGATGGGCGAGATGCTTGTCCACCGCGAGATCGGAGGCAGCAGGGTAGGCGACATAAACTTCGCTTACGACATCACTATGCCAGACGGCGTAACTATTGACGTGAAAACGACTAAGGCCGCTAGTGTGCCGGAACCCCATTATGTGGCTCGCGTGTACGGTGCAGAGTCCAGTGCAGAAAAGATAGGCAGCAAATGTGATGTCTACTATTTCGTTAGGTGTAACCAACAAATGACTCTCGCCACTATTATTGGTTGGTTGCCAGCAAAAGAGTTTATTGTGAAAGCAACCTTCCTGCCTAAAGGCAATGTTGATCCAAATGATGGCAAGCTATCTTTCTCTGATGAGTTTGTGGTACCCATCTCAGAACTAAACCCGCCCTCCGTGAAGATCACGAAGAAGCGGGTTCGTTAGTTCCTTAGAAGTCGCCGCCTTGATCGATGTCGTACGCCTCTGAGAGATCAATCTCCCAGATCTTGCCGCCACCTTGACCCTTGCTCCGTACCGGACGGACGTTCTTGTTGTGCTGACTTACCTCTTCGAGGACCGTCATGCCGCGACGGACGAACTCCAGATTTCCGCTGTTGCCGACGCTACGACCGCCGTTACATTCTTGTAGCACAACGGTGAACTCAGTAAGAGTGCCGCGCCACTTGGTAAGAGATACGGTTTCACGGACCTTCTTAGCGAAGAACTCGACCATCTCCGCAATGGCGGAGCGGGAGCTGTTGTCGTAAGCTGCGGCTTCGATGAATGAGTCAATGTAAGTCTTAACGCCAAATCGGTTGGAATCCTTTATCTCAATCGGTACCTGCCAGTCGTAAAGCCACTTGAGGAAGAACGGCAGTTCGGTGTTGATCGTGTTCTCTACGAACTCGTTTGAGCCGAACTTCACCTTGTGTCCGCTGTTGATACGCAACGCAATGATCTTGTCTCGGTTGCTGCTGTCAAGTGACGGCAGGGCGGCAAGGGAGTTGGCATCAAGGTTGAGTGACATCATAACCCTACCGGACCAAGGCAACGGGATAGCATCCGCATACTTCGCATGGTACTCAAGTCTAGGGTTGGCTACACATCTTTTGGTAAGCTCGACGAACTTGCGCTGGTCGGCGTAGGTCGCTGCTGCTGTCTGGTCATCTACAACCCAAGCGGCAGATCCGCAGAGGTCACGGTTGAAGCTGGTCTTGCCTGACAGATAGTCCGAGGCATCACTAAACCCGCCGACCGAAGCACCAATAATTTTGTTGGTGAGTAGGGTCTTACCGTGTCCGGCTGGTCCCAATAGGATCATCAGTTGCCCTTGATCGAGTCGGCATTCAAGCACCGCTTTGTACAGGCGTTGGAACCACGCTAGGAAATACGGCAGCGTTTCCTTGCCGTCACTGTCCTTTGCAAAGAACGGCATGAGATATGAATGAATCCACGGCCAGTTAGCTGGATCTCCATTGTCAGCTGGCTGCACGGCGTTTGCCCTACAGTTGTTGAGGATCTTCCTGCCGTAGTAGTCAACCACTCGCTCTTTGGAGAACACGACAGGCGCGACCTCTTCGACACGGCAGTCGTTGGAGATAGTGAGGATGGCTTGTTCGATCTCCGACACCGTCTGGTTCTTCTTGAGCTTGGGGCTGAAGCCAGCCTTACGGAGTTCGAGTACCAATTGTTCTTTGGGGATTACCACAGGTCCGCCGTTAAGGAGCTTGTAGAATGATTTGCCATTGAACCAGTACTGGTCTAGTAGAGTAGACAGTTTCTTCTCCTCGTACTGGTCAACGAACTTCTTACCGAAGATTGAACCCCACGACTTGAACCCTGTACCCGCACGGTCTGAGTAGCAGATCATTCCGTCTTCCCGTACCTGACAGCCGTCGCGGTCGATGCCGTCGTCAATCCAGAACAGTGGTCCGCGAGCACCTACGGTGAACTCACCTTTCCATCGGTTCGGGAACTTACGCGCAACTTCCGCTGCGATGTCATCGAGCGGGATGTTGGTTTCGTCGGTCTTGATCGGTGTATCGTTTGCCGATTTCAGCAACACGGTACGGACAAAGGATATGGCAATAGGGTCCCCGATACGGGTCCAGTCTGTGCCTAACTCGAAGTACTGCGACACCTTCAAGCTGGTCTTGTCGAAACCAGCAAGCAGCATCGATGCTTTGAGCGCGTCACTCAACCGCTTCATAAAGGAGTCGGCAAGAGCTGGAGCAAGTGGAAGCGGCTTGTCAAATTCCCACACAAGTCGGATGTAGCCGGACTGAGTTTTGGTACGCCATGTTGGCATGTGTCCGCCCTCGCAGCGGATCTTGAGAGTCTCGTCGATCTTGTCCCAATCGACAGGAGCGTCGAAGTCAGCGACAAATCCGTGTATCTTATGGACTGGATTGTCTTCGCTGATGCGGGCGTTTGGGCTGTCGCCCTCTGCCATAGAATAGAAACAGTGGTCGGTGTTTGCATCGGCACACCATGCCCGATACTCAGCCTTAGAGGCAAACTGTGGTTTGTTAAATGATAGGGTTGATGGGTCGTCGATTACGGTTACTGTAGTTGCGCGATGATTTTTAAGGTATCTGTATTTCATAAACGTTGTGTCGGTTGATGACGTGCCGACTGCACGGTTGTTGTTTTGGGTCTACACAAGCAAACTATTACTTGGTGTAGTAGTCGAGTACATGTCCCTCAGCGGCGACCGGAATGTCCGGAATCCACTGCGGGGGTGTGTGCATAATTTCAAGGATCTTTGCAAGAGCTTCTTCGGCTTGTGCCTCCGGTACTTCGCAAACCATTTCGTCATGAACGTGCAGGATAACTGGAAATCCTGCCGCGTCAACGCGGAGCATCATGTCTGAGAAAATGTCTCTGGCTAAACCTTGGGAACAATTGTGAGCTATAAGAACTGGCGCTTTTGCATTTGCTCTTACAGCGAAACGGTTTCTTGGTCCACAGTCAAGTAAGTCGCCAACTTTTTTCCGAAGTCGGCCTTTGCTGTTGCTGCCAGATGTAAAGGCCACCCGT